TTTAATAAAGGTAAACAAGCTGAAGTTGAAGATAGAGTAACCCACACTAAAGGAATTCAGGTGAAAGCCGAATGAGTGTTTCAGGAATTTATTGCTTTACAAACAAAATTACTGGTGAAAAATACGTTGGTCAAAGCAAAAATATCTATTCTCGAAAACGCAGCCATATAGCCCACTCTTTTGACCCAAAACAGAAGACTTATAATATGTTCTTTCACTAGAAAATTCGAGAATATGGTGAAGCAAATTTTTCTTTTGAAGTTTTAGAAGAAGTGCCAGCAGAAAAACTGGATGAAAGAGAAAAATATTGGATTTAGAGATTAAATACCTTAGTTCCAAACGGTTACAACAAGTCTAAAGGCGGAATTTGGGGAATTTCTTTAGAACAGATGAAACAAAACGGAGAAAATAGTAAACAATATTATTTAGACAACCATGGAGTAACATCTGCCTTTGCGCTTGAAACAGTCCGAGAAAAAATAAAAGCAACTATGTTGTCTAAATATGGCGTTGAATATCCCCAATACGTCCCCGAAATTCGACAAAGAATGATTGCCACTTGTACAGAAAAATTTGGTGGAAGCTCTCCTTTTTGTAGTAAAGAAGTGCATAATAAAGGTATGCAAACCAGAGCTAAAAAAGGAAATATTAGATGCGTTCAAAATTTAGAAACCGGTTTAGTATTTACAGTACAAGAAGCTGCTCAATGGCTTAATCGCAAAGGTTTTTCTTCTGATTTAACACAATTTTTTAATGGCAAACGAAAATCAGTCGGAAAAGTTCCTACAACCGGACAAAAAGCAACTTGGCGACTAATCTCTTATGAGGAATATGAAAGATTAAAGTGAGGTGACAATATGAAGATAGCTAATATCGTATAGAACGATTTAGTAAATGGCCCCGGTATCCGCACATCTATATTTGTAAGCGGCTGCCCACATCATTGTAATGGCTGTCACAATCAAGAATTGTGGGACTCTTCTATTGGCACAGAATTTTCTCAGAAAACGATCGATCAACTTGAGAGATTACTTAAATATAAAGATATTAAGCGAGGGCTTTCCATTTTAGGTGGGGAGCCACTTGCTCCAGAAAATAGAGATGGTGTTTTAGAATTATGTAAAACGCTGAAACAAAGAATCCCCGATTTAAATATATGGCTTTGGACGGGCTATGTGATGAACGACTTGAATCAAAAAAATTTTTATGATATACTAAATATAGTAGATGTGGTAGTAGACGGGCCGTTTGTGATGAAATTAAAACCCGGTTATCATCTATGGCGCGGCTCAAGCAACCAACGTATACTACAATGTGAAAATGGTAGATTAACAGAGGTAAAGGAGATTTAACATGAGTATTGTTTTAATGCGCAGAACTGAAATGTGGAGAGCAGATACGGAGGCAGAAGCCCAGGAAATCATCGACGAAGCTATGGATAGCGGCGGAGATTTAACAAAGAAAACAATCGAACGTAAAACTAAGAAAGCTAAAGGTGAAATTGTCGCTGAAAACTTGAGAGTTACAGTGTAGGTTGACTATGAAGGACAATTCCCGGAAGTTTTAGATACGGAATGGAGTGAATGATATGCAAGTAATTAAACCTTCTGTAGTAATTGAAAGCAATATAGATGGCAAAGAACTGCTATTATAGATTGAACGAGCAGGAAGAACATCTTATAAATCAGAATCCAATATCACTGACGGATCGGCAGAAAAATTCATTCGTTCCATTATTAAGCGCGGTCATGAGTCTGTAATTGAACATGGCTCTATTACTGTGAGATTCATCTGTAACCGCGGCGTATCGCATGAGATTGTTCGTCATCGCTTAGCATCCTATACGCAAGAAAGCACCCGCTACGTTAACTATTCAAAAGAAAAGTTTGGGAATGAATTAACTTTCATTGAACCATATTACTTTGGTCAGAATTGGGAAGTGGATGAAGCATGGAAATCATTCATGCAGAAAGCGGAAGATGCGTATATGTTGATGTTAAGATTAGGTATGCCACCGGAAGCTGCTAGAGGTCTATTACCAAATGACATTAAGACAGAAATTGTTATGACTGCGAATCCTCGCGAATGGCGTCATTTCTTAAAACTGCGCGGCAGTAAAGCAGCTCATCCTGACATTCGTTTCTTAGCAAGAGAGTTATGTAAACAATTCCAAGAGAAATTCCCGGTGTTATTTGACGATATTACTTGGGAGGACTAATGAATATATTATCTTTTGACCAAGCAGCCAACATATCTGGATGGTCTTATTGGGAAGATAATAAACCAAAACAATGGGGCATTATAGCGCCGTCTCCTAAATCATTAAAAGGCGGCGCTCGCCTTAACTCATTGCGCGGCAAGTTCAAAGAAAAGATTAAAACCTGTGATCCCGATATTGTCCTCATTGAAAATCCTGTTGGTGATGATGACGGGCCAGAAAATAACTGGAAAACAATGTAGGTCTTATGTCAAGTCCAAGGGGTCTTATTGGAGGTCATTGCCGCAAATAACAAAGAAGTTGAAATAGTCTCACCCAGTAGTTGGCAATATACCTGTGGAATCCACAAACGAGATAGAGTTTCTAGGAAGATTGGTGCGCAACAATTTATCAAATCAACGTACAATATTGCTGATGTGCCGCAAGATGTGGTAGATAGCATGTGTATAGCGCATCACTACATAGAAAGTAAATAGGAACAAAGGAGCGTGTTTTAATGCTACTAAAATTACGCGGTGATAGAAATAACAGTTTAACATTTCTTCAACAAGTTTTAAGAAATCGCGGCGTGTAGGATGTAGAACATTTTTTTGAATTGTCATGGGCTAATGTATCTGACCCATATGACTTAGATTATATAAACGAAGGATTAGACTTGTTAATTAAACATATTGAGAACTCAAATCGAATTGCAGTTCTTGTAGACGCAGATATGGACGGTTTTGCTTCTGCGGCGATGTTGATTAACTATATCAATCTTCAGCGTAAAAATGGAGATTGGAGTCAATACTACCCCACCATCATTCCGATGTTTCATAATAGCAAAATGCACGGCTTAAATGATATGCTCATTATGAAAGATCTGCGGGATAAGATTAAACCTAACTTACTAATCATCCCTGATGCGAGTGGCTCTAAAGAATAGTATGATGATTTAGTGACATTAGGAATTGATATTTTAGTTTTAGACCATCATGATACAACAGAACGAGGAAACGGCAAGAATATTGTAGTTATAAATAACCAGCAATCCCCTCGATATAAGAATAAAAACTTCTGCGGCACAGGAGTTGTCTGGTAGTTCTTGCGGGCTATGGATGATCGCTTGACTTTAGTGGCGTCCGATTGTTTTGTCGATCTTGTAGGATTAGCTAATATTGCTGATGATATGGATTTAAAATCTGATGAAACTAGATTCCTATGTAATATTGGATTGAATCCAGGCAACCTCAGAAACTACTTGTTAATCTGGTGTAAAAGAAATCTGTACAATATGAGAGGTAAAGAATATACTCCTCATAATATTGGGTTCTATATTGCGCCGCTCTTCAATGCGGTTTGTCGTATTGGAGATATGAAAGATAAGTAGTTATTATTTAAGAGTCTGTTAGATGATGAAAACAAAAAGTTAATTCCCGATGGAACCCGTGGGCATACAGGTGAGGTTGAATTAGTTTAGGAAGCTATCAGATTAGCAACCAATACAAAGAGCCGCTAGGATAGAAAGAAAAATAAACTAACAGAGCTTATTGAATAGGTTATTCAAGAAAGAAATATGGTATAGAACAAGGTCTTAATCTTTGCTTTTAATGATTTTGAAGCCGACTGGAGAGCATTGACTGGTGTAACGGCATAGTAGATTTCATAGAATTATCAGCGCCCATGTATCTTGATGTTCTTAGATCCCAATGGTCACACCTATACTGGTTCACTAAGAGCTAATGATAATATTGAAGCATTTGAGAATTTCAAAGATCAGTGCTTAGAAAGTGGATTCTGTAACTTTGTTGCCGGCCATCAGTAGGCTGCTGGTATCAGTGTTGAAGCATTAAATGTTGAAAAACTAAATGAATACTTCAACAATAAATATCAAAATATGGATGCTCAACTATGTTATTATGTAGATTTTATCTTAGATAGTGACGACCCCAAGATCCCAGACATGATTGAAGAGTTATCAGGACATGAAGATTTATGGGGTACAGGTTTAGTAGAGCCGCGCATCGCCATTGTTAATGTAAAAGTCGATCGCTCCAGCTTACAGTTAATGGGAGCGAAGAAAACAACATTGTGTGTACGCAATCCATTGTTCAAAATGTTGACGTTCCGCAGTAGTAAAGACGAATATGATGCCCTGCTGTTAGGCACTGGAAATGGCAAATATAGATATATCAACGTCATAGCCAATAATCCAGAAATGAATGAGTTCAACCGCAACGTGACCCCATAGTTGATGATTGAAGATTTTGAAGCAGAGGGTTTTGGAATTGACTTTTGATTGCATTAAAAATATTTTTAATGTATAATTATAATAGAAAGTGAAGTTAGAGTTGATAGAAAGGAGAACACATGCTTAATATCTTTGATATTCCAGAAAAGACAACGATTAATTCGAGTTTGAATGGTAAAAGTTTAATGATTGTAGCGCAATCAAAGCATGGTAAGAGTACGTTGGCATCTCAGGCACCACGTCCAATTTTCTTGATGACAGAGAATGGCGGCGAAGCATTGACAGGTTTCACCCCGGTTCCAATCTCATCTTGGTCTGATTTTAAGTTGGCAGTCAACCAGTTATGCACCCCAAACGCAAGAGACAAATGGGATACGGTGGTTATCGACACATATACCAACTTAATCTTATTGCTCGATAAGTATGTTGGGCAGAAGATGACGACAGACAAAACAGTATTAGATTTTGGTTCTGATGCTGATTATGGTCGCGGCACAAGAATGATGAAGAATGAACTTGGTATTCAGTTACAAAAATTAGCAAACCAAGGTTATCTTCTGTTAAATATCGTCCACGCAGAAAAGAAAGTTGATTTTCAAACTCAGAAAGAATATATCGGCACTTCGTTAAGTAACTCATTATATGGTGTTGCGGAGAAGTTCGTTGACCAGATTATTTATCTGAGACGTGACGAGAATAAGAAAGGCGAAATTGAACATCGTATTTGGTTTAACTCCAAAGGTGGTTTTGCAGGTACTGGCGGCAGATTTACTCCGAAAGTTGATTCTATCCCCTGTTCATTTGAAAATCTGAGACAGGTTTTAGAGGAAACTATTAAGGAGAAATGTAAAGAAGAAAACATTGAAGAAGTAGTAACATCTGCTCCGTCTGTGCTAATTAAGACAGACGATGAATTTGATTTTGCCGCATTGATGTCTGAGTTTAAAGAAATCACAAGACAGTTGACTGAAGATGATAATCCCGATACGGTTAATAAGATTAAGACCATTATTGAAAGAGTATTGGGTGGTGGCAAGAAAGTTAGCGCCTTAACGCCAAATCAGGCAGAGTTACTCAGCGAAATTGTTAATAACCTCAAAGTTGAGTTTGGTATTTAATTAAAAGGAGAATGCTATGAAAGACAAAAATGCAGTTTATATCACAGGTAAAATTGTTAATCACGACTTAAAAGAAATGGAATTTAGTAATGGTAATGCAGGTATTACGGGGAAATTAACAATTCAGGTAACTGAGGATGGTGCAAATATCACAATCAGATGTTTTGCATCCCCAACTTATAGTAGCGGTAAAACCAACTTCACATATAACTTCCTACAGAATGTATTGGAGAAAGAAGTTAAAACCATTGATGATGTTGGCGTTGAAGATGCAGATTTTATTAGTGTCTCTGGTAAGTTTGCCACAAATTACTACATCGGTAGAGATGGTTGTACAGATCCCGACGATGTTGCGAAGAGCTTCTATATTGAGGGTAGATTCTTCAATATGGCGAAGAAACATGAATATTCTATTCGTTGGAATATGAATATCTTAATCACCAGCATCAGAGAGAAAGAAGAAAATCCTGAGAATGGTACGCCGAGAAGTGTTCTCGTCAAAGGTTATTATATTGACGCATACAACAAACGTCTCGCCGAATGTGATTTTGAAGCATTTAAGGAAGCCGCCATTAACTATTACTTAGGTATCGCAGAGATGGCAACAGAACAGGTTCCATATTTTGCAGAGATCTGGGGCGGCGTAACTCAGTTCGTAACCAAGTCTATTCTGAAAAATAACTTTGGTGATGATGAGGTTCGTGAGTATAAACGCACCAAGATTGCCATTGAAGGTATGGGAGACCAGATTGAGTTCGCCAGCGACTCCGTTTCTTTAAGTATTGAGACATTCACAGAGTTCAAAAATGGATTAGTTGAACTGAAGGAAGATCTGTTCAAGAAATTTGCACAGGAAAAGACAGACGAGGATTTAAGTTTCTAATCTAATGGGAGGCGAAGGAATTGGAATATTCTGAAAAGTTGGCGCGGCTAACGAAAGACGATTTCTTCGCCTTCTTTTCTTTTGTTAAAGCAGAACCTAGATGGGTAATGAGTGCAGGTCACAAAGTTATCCAGATTTTAGGATTATGTCATCATGGCGAAAACCACAGCGTTATCTTTGACCCCTCCACTTTGAAATGTACATGCTTCAGTGAGTGTGGTGGAGGTATGTTATTACATACGTGGATCACACGAATGTTAGATAGCAACTTTGGTCAAGAGGGTAAAGAGTTCTTAGAAGATTGGATCGACGGCAATATTAAAAGTATTGAGAGCCGTGTCCCAACAGGATCATATTCATTTGAGTATGAAGAAAGAAGTTTTGACCCAAATATTATAGTTCCAATTCCACCTCCAATTCCAAAAGTTTGGTTAGATGAAATGTGGAATGTATTTGATTCATCTGATAAAACTTTAGAAAAATTAGTGTGGCATCGCCAAGATGGTATAGATATCGACATTCTCAAATTATATGATGTATGTCGTTGGGCGCCAAAGGGTGAGAGAGATAGGATTATTTTGCCGCACCACAATGTCAATGGAGATATTTGTGGTATCTATGAGAGAAGTTTTTGGCCATTAAGAAAAGAAATGAAAGCAAAATATCCCTTCTTAACTTGGAAAGAGTTAAGTTTGTATCCTCGTTCCAAATATCTCCCCTTGGCGAAATGGCCAGCCGCGGCAGCAGCAACAGAACCGTTTGATAACAAAACATGTTGGAGTTTCCCAAATAGTCAGAACTTGTACGGATTGCATTTGGCAAAACCAGCAATCAAGAATACCGGCAAAGCAATAATCTTTGAAGGTGGTAAAAGTGTCATGTTAGCGCGACAATTTGGGTTTGACTATACAGTAGCAACTCACACATTCGGCGCTAATCTGAATCATATTGCAATGTTGATTCAACAGGGTGCAAAAGAGATATATCTTGCATTTGATAAACAGTTTCAATCGACAGATGAAAATGATGACCAATGGAGATTGTATAATTATCGTACAAAAGAGTTTGCTAAGAAGGTCGGCAACTTTGTGGATATTTATCGTATTATTGACTTTGGTAATGAGTTGAATTATAAAGATGCTCCGGTTGACCAAGGTGAAAGAATCTTCAAGAAATTGTTTAATAATGCAGAACCACTTATTATAAATAAGCAGTTACAAGAAAAAGAAACAAAATCAAATGTAATCCCATATGTTCCTAAATATCCAGATTATAATTTTGGAAAAATAAGAAATAACAATTATGACAGTTGGGATATTATGTGAGGTGGTACAAATAATACGTTTTACAGATGACCAACAAAAAATAGTTGATTATATTATGGAACAGGTTGGACTTGGAGATCAAGGAAAGAATATTGTAATCTCGGGCGCCGGTGGAGTTGGAAAGACAGAAATGGTGTCTGAGGTCATATGTTTGTTATTGAGCCAAGGTCACTCGGTGGCAGTGGGTGCTATGACAGGTAAAGCAACAGCAGTTTTGCGCGGCAAGATAATGCAAAAGATAA